ATGGAGATAGTAGGGGCATTTGGGATTGACGCATTTATGGAGGATGAAATGCTTTCTGTCTTTCTTTGGAACAAGGGCGTTTCCGCAGTGCGGACAGCGCAGTTTCACGGAAGAAAATTTGCTTTCTTCCGGCGAGAACCTGGCGGAGCAGACTTTGCACAGGAGTTGTCCTTTGGAGCCGTTGTTTTTGTAGAGGTATGGCTGTGGGGCATTACAGCGGGGACAGGAGCAGTCCTCCGGGATGTCGCATTCTGAGCGTCTGCTGACAGGCCGGATTTTCTTTCCGTAGCGTTTCTCAAAGTAAGGGATCAGTTCCTTGTAAGTCCAGTCCTGTCGGAAGTCGGTGACGAGAGGGAGTTCATCAATTTTGAACTTCTGGTATTTTTGGGAATGGGAGTCATCAAAAGCCCACTGTTTTAGGGGAATATATCTGCAGATGAAGTTAATCAGCCAGCAATTCTGCTGGTAAAGGTATTGAATAACAGAAAGTAAGTATTGTATAATGTCCATGAGCATTGCCTCCTTTGGTTGATCGATTTTTTAGACGAGGACATTATACCAAAAAAGGGAGGTCAATGCTCTTTTTATTTGAATCTTCCATAAAATCAAGGTTTAAGCAATAAAAAAACAAGGTAATCTTTGACACTACCAAATATAAGGTAGTCATTGTTAGGTAACTCGAAAAAATTCTTCCACGAGGAACCTTCATCAAAAAGCTTTATAGCTGAATCGTCGCTAGCGTTGTAATATAAAATTCCCGCGGTACTACTTGTGTTGCTATTGGCAATTAAAAAATCACCATCTGGCAAGCTTTGATAGTGATTCCAACCGTAATCATTTATATTTAAAATTTTTGTAACCGTATCGGAACTTTCCTCATATAAAAACAGGCCAGCGCCTTGCCACGCATTTGCTCCAATTAAACATTTTCCCGGAGTAGGTTCAAAGAAGTATGCGAAACCATTTCCAGAATCATAAACCAGAGAAATACTTTTTGTTGCTGGACTGTATTTTAAAATACCCGAGGAGGACGAATATTCGCCGGATATCAAGTGTTCGCCATTATATAATTTGTAAACGTAGCGCCAATAATAGCCGGTTGAATAGGCTACCGTTATCTGATTTGTCGCAAGGTCATAAAGCAAAAGTCCAACACATGAGCTTGTGCTGGAACTAATCAAACAGTTTCCGTCAGACAATTCAGAAAAGTATCTCCAATTATATCCACTTTCATATGCTTTTGTTATCAACTTTGTCGAATGGTTAAATACATATATACCCGTTACAGAAGAAGCGGAATTGCTGATTAAGACATCTCCATTACTTAACTCATAGAAATATTCCCATTTATAGCCCTCATCATAAATTTTCGTAATAGACTTTTCTGAACTATTATAAAATAGGATTCCCGTTATCTCGGAGTCACTTTTATTTACGATTAGACAGTCGCCATTTGCCAAAAGTTGAAATGTTGACCAATAGCCTTCGTTATATAATTTATAAAAGGAAAGGGTCTCTTTTTCAAAGTGCCAAACTCCAATATCCTCGCCATAACCGCTTATTAAAACATCCCCGTTTGGTAAGAAACAGGTATATTTTGTTGTACAACTCTTCAATTCTTCCGGCAATAATTTTTCTTCGAAATCGTAATTCTCTGTGGCTTTCTTTAGTTCACGCTGTTCTCTTCTTGATATAATCGCATTTCCCATCTACCTCACCACCTTTATCTGAATCAGAATCGCTGTAGTTGGCGCTTCTTCAAGGCAGGTCACAGTTATGCTGCCGTTAGAAGTTTCGATTTTAGAAATAAGGCTCCAAGCTTCTAACTGGCTTAAAGCTGTATTTTTTGCGGTGTCCAGAACCACGTCAACAATTGGGTTGTCGGTGGCCAGGATTCCGTTCACCACAACGGTTTGAGTATACTCGCCAGTCTCTGCGGCTACCCAATTTGCGCCAATTTCTGCTGTATAAGTCACAGACGAACTTCCACCACCGCCACTGACGATTACATCGACAATGTTTTGGCTATCTGCCTCAAGCAACGTGCCGTTTACCTTGACGCCCTGAAGCGCTGAATCTGCCTTCGCGCCTTGCTCAGCTGTTGCTCCGCCAAGTTCGGAAACTTCGATATCTACAACATTTTCAGCATCGGGTATAATTAAACTGCCATTCAGCTTGACACCTTGAACCGCTAAGTCCGCTTTCATGCCTTGTTCTGCAGTTGCTGCGTTTATTTCTTGAGGCGTGTGGCTGTGGTTAATTTCAGCTGCCCAAACGTCTGCTGCAGTAAGTGCTATGTCAGATTCCAGGTTTTTGTTGTTGATTTTTCGCTCTTTCGGTACAGCTTCCAAATCCTCGATTGTTACGTTGACGTATCGGTTTAAGTCAGGCGAAACGTACACACCGTTGACTTGAATTCCTTGAATTGCATAGTCTGCTTTTTGGCCCTGTTCCTCTGTCGCAGCACCTATGTTTTTAGGTGTAACCGGTTTCCAAGAGTTGTCATTTCGCAGGAAAATAGAATTATCAGCAGCTTGCACCGAAGGAACGTGCTCGCCATGCTCGATAGCGGCAGCACCTATATCTGAAGCTGAAAGTGTAATATCTTCATTCAACGCTTTATCGTTTATCTTTCGCTCAACCGGCACCGCACCTATGTTTTCCGGCGTTATTACAACAGAGCGATTAAAATCCGGCTGAATGATTTTGCCGTTACCTTGAATTGATTGTATCGCTGAATCGGCCTTATTTCCTTGCTCAATTGAGGCTGCACCAATGTCGAGAGCAGTTATTGTTATGTTGCGGGACAGCGCTTTTTCGTTAATTGTTCTTGTAATTGGCACTGCTTCAATATTTTCAGGAGTGATATTAACGATTCGGCTTTCATCTGGCAAAATTGCCATTCCGTTCCCACGAATTCCTTGTATTGCGCTGTCAGCCTTAGAACCCTGGGCGCTTGAAGCGCCACCAACATCCGAGTAAGAAAGCGTTATGTCGCTTGACAGTTCCTTGTTGTTTACAGTTCTACCAATCGGCACAACGTTGAGGTTCTCCGGTGTCAAATTGACCACGTTGGCTGAATCTACCGGCAACACTAAACCGTTGGCCTTTATGCCTTGAACCGCGCTGTCGGCTTTCTCTCCTTGCTTGGCCGTTACATACTCTGAGCCGTGTTTTCCATCGAGTAAATCAGCGTCTAACCCGCAGCCTTCGCCATCCATGGACATGATTTTGCCCATGATATTTTCTTCAGAGTAGGCTTCCATTACCTTGTTGACCTCGTCCAGGGCTTGAGTTAAGGCTGTAAACTCAGACGTGCTTTCAATTGCGCTTTCAAAATCGGTACAGCGGGCAATTTCAATCGATAGACCTTTTACTTTGAGCTTTGTAAGCTCTTCATCCAAAATGTGAAATTCACAATCTCGCATGATTCCTGGGACTATCGACATTTGCGAGGTCAGTTGTAGCGTTACAATTCCATTGGTTGCTTTTTCAATTTCACAGTCGTTAAAAATCAAGTTTCCATCAGGCTTGGTGGCATAAAAAATGACGGTTTTGCCCGTGAAATTAAAAGGTTTTTTCTTATCAAGAATCTTGACTTGTAAGAACCGCGAATTGACTTCGCCCTGATTGACCTTAACCCGAATATTGCTCGGCTGCCAAACATCGAGCGTTATAAAAGTAGTTGTCATTCCTCATCCTCCTGGTCATTTTTATTTTTCTCTTCCAGAATCGAGTTTACGTCATTTAACGCTTCAATTCTGGCCTGAGCGCGAGTGTCGGACAAAATATCGGAGAGGATTCCCTCTAAAATAAACGCCGGCAAATTGTACTCAACGCTTGCGAGATTTACGGCGCTCAGTATTTTCCCCTTAGCATTCGCTATTTTCAAAGATATCGGTAACTCCAAAATCAAATTTCCTCCTTCTGCAACTCTTCTAACAACATTTGAACTTCTTCTTTGGTATAAACTTCACGTTTTTCAGCTGTTTGTACCTCGCTCTGTGTGTTTGTTTTTTCCTCATGTTTCGCATCTTCTGGCGTCACATAAATGTCCATAATTGTTCCTTTCTGCTTACCCATACCAAGTGCCACTAACTAAAATCCCGTTTTGAAATTGCAAACTGCAACCGTTTGACCATCTTTGTAAAGTTCCATCGCTATTCATTTCCAGAGGCTGAACCATGTTTAGCGTTCCGGTAATTCCACCGCCTTCAAAATTCACGTTTTTTAAAGTGTAATAGTGCATGTCGATATCGCAGCCCGCATGCAACGTATTTGCCGTGTAGTTGCTCCAACTTTTTCCTGTCTGTACATATGTCCATTTTGTCGTGTACGTGCTAGCTGATGAGCTTGTTCGTGCAGCCCAAGACATATAGGCTCCTTGATATTCCAAATCAAAAGTTAGCCCCTTTTTTGCGGTATCACTTGAAAGTTGATTTGTTCCGATTTTGCCAACATAGTATCCATCACGATAAAAATGGTTGCCGTTTTCATCGAACACTGCACGTCTTTGATTAGTAGAAACCGAACCGTTGTAAATCGCCAATTGTCCGGCTTCAAGCTGAATGTAATTGCTGTTGTTGTTCCAGGCAACACGCACACTGTAGGCGTTTTGCGTAATTTTTGTCGCGAACTCGGAGTTATCAACTTTTTTAGAAACTTCCGTGTTAATCTCGCTTGCAGTCTGGGTTAACGCCGTTTTCGTAGCATAAGTACTCGACGCTGAATTTTTGGTTAAATATGTTTCTGAAATTGTGCTTGAAAGTTGCCCGTCAGCGACCTGAAAAGCTTGTGTTACGTTAGTTTCAACGTCATTTATCGCGTCCGTAACGCTTTTCGTGTACTCTTGAGAAAGGCTTTCGGCCTCAACAGAGCCAGCTTTGATAAGCGCACCATTAATCGTTCCAGCAGTGATAAAGTCAGCAACAATCGCACCATCCATCGTCATTGCAAGAGCGAATGGACCGTTTATTCCGGTTGAGCTGTAACCAAGCCCCGATAAATTCCAGCGCCAAACTCGTTGCGCGCTGTTCATGTCTGGCGTATCCATAATGAAAATTTCCTGCGGCTTTTCAGACGGGTGAAGCACAACGTAACCACCGGAATTACCAGTAATCAGCTGCGTTGCATTGATTATTGCTTGTTCGAGAGCTGTCGATGACTCTTCTTTTTGCTGTTTAGCGTATTGACGTTGGGTGTCTCCGTATTTGGGGTTTACGTTACCCAAAATTACCTTCTTATAACGCTGTGAAAGCGCGTCAAATTCATAGCTTATTACCTTTGTTTTAAGCTCTAATTTCAAATCCTCGTGGAAAATCTGCACGGTGTCACCGATATAAACTTTTTCTAATACAGAAAAATCCTTATACTCCTCGGTATCTTGAAGTGGTACAAACTCAACCGTAGCAGTAACTTGAGGTTTGTCGATGCCGTTTTCAAATTCTTGTCTTGCAGCATTCCTGAGTGCTTCTAAAGCTTGAGACTCGCTTGTATTCTCATCTATTTTTATGTTCGGGTAGTGAATTCGCGTTGTTTTAACATTTACATAATTGTCAATTAGAGGCGACTCTACGTACTTTTCAGGAAGTTTCAAAAGAGTTTGGCCGTCTTCTTTTAAGCCAGTTGGCATTATTTTCGTCGCAACGCTGGACAAATCGGTCACGAGCCGCAAGCAAGTGAGGTTTTTACGATATCTTATCGACACACTGCGGTCTGCACCGATGCGTTTTTTTATTCTCACAAAGAAGTTATCGCGTTCAACTTCACCGCCCCAGACTGATATAAACGCATTATCGGCCCCCAAAATCGCTTTGACTGGGCTCATCATTTGGTAGTACGCGGTGTTTACAGTTCCAATGTCGGAAGTACCTACAAATGGCGTGTTCGCTAGGATTTTTGAGATTGCCAGCGCTCCATTTCCGGTTGGCCTTGTGTCTTCGATGAAATAATCTAAAAGGTCATAAAAAATATGGCGCGCATAGAAAACTGGGTTACCGAGCATATCGACGTCAGAATTATAAACCCTGAAAAGCTGGTCTGTTTTTGGCGTTGGTACCTTTATAATTTGTTCATTCTCAATCTCCGAAAATCCGCGTGGCATCGTGAGTTTCAGCGAATAATCTCCGTTTATTTCTTCGGTTACAACGGCCTCAATTGGCTGTAAAATCATCAAGCCGTTGTGAGTAAAATCGGTTTCGTTTTTCTGATACAGAACTATCATCACAAAAATCTCCAATTGGGCTGTATCTCTAGCGTTATGACATTTCCAGCCCACGAAATATTATTCTCGCCAAGACTTAAAACAGGAAAATCACCACTCATCTTATAGTTCAATGAGACCGAATTGTTGTAGGCGTTTTTCATTTCGCTGTCGATGATAATTTTGTCTGTGATTTCTTTTAAATAAATACTTTTATTGTTCACATAAAGCGTTATATTTCCGTTTCCGAAGAGCGTAATTATTGGCTCAGACTCAAAATTCCCAATGTTAAAAAGGCTAAACGGCGCGGTTTTCGTTATCGTTTGTTCGAAAATATCACACCCGAATGGCTGTACTTCAAACTCAACAGCAAAGCGCTTAAAATGCCGGATAACATGAGAAAATTCAATCTGATTTGCAACTCTTGCTTTAAATTTTCGGTCGGGTTCGTTGCTGAAAATTAGCCAACCCGAACCTTTAAAGTGAGCACAAATTTCATCAAGTCTTTTTTCGTCTTTCACAATAAACTCAGCACTGCGGATGTAGCTGTCAAAGGCGCCATCGGTTGTTGTTAAGTTGCCGTGTCTGCCTGGAACTGTAAAGGTTTCATCGCGCCTTTTTGGACTGATTTTTTCTGGACAACGTTCCATGAAAAGCCCAAATTCTCGAGAATCGATGTCTTTAAAAATGCAGTAATTCAAAAGCAAAAATCCCTCCTTTATCCCAGCGCAAAGCTGCTACGCCTTGAGTAAAACTCCAGCTCTTGCGCGAACGCTTGAACGTCTTGCGTCCGATTATTTACAAAGTTTTCGATGTTAACGGTTATGCCGGAATGAGAAAAATTGGGGGCATCTACTTGAGGCTGAGTTAAATTTGAATTGTATGCCATCGACAAAGTGGGCTCCACGTTAAAATCAGTTGGGATGACACTTTGCATTTGTTTGGAGATATCCTTCATAGAACCAGAAAAGCCTTCTCCGACGCCGAGTGCCAAGTTTTTACCGATTTGTTCTTCAAACAATTTTGAGGGTGAAGCAATTCCGAAAAAGCTTTTGATTCCATTTAAAATCGATTCTCCAAAACCCCTAATTTTATCTAAAACCCAGCCCGTAACATTCGAAATGCCATTCCAAAGGCCGCGAACTAAGTCGCCGCCGATATTTAACATTTTTCCAGGCAGTTCGCAGATTGTATTCCAAATTCCATTTACAAGATTTTGCGCTGCACTTATTCCGGCTGAAAGAAGCTGGCCACCCCAACTCGCAACACTAGAAATCGCGCCAACAATTCCATTCCAAATTCTGCCCGGCAGCTCTCTCACGAAATTCGAAATATTGTTTACAAACTCGCTCGCTTTTGAAATGCCGGTGCTGATAAGATTTGAGAAAAATGCCCCAACCTTGTTTGCTGCATCGCAAAGCCACGTCCAGATTTTGCTTGGTAGCTCTGCGAAAAAGTTCACCACTTGCCCGATAAATTCGGGAACTTTCGTGATTGCAAAGTTCCATAAATCGATTCCCCACTGAATAACTTGCGCAATTGCTTGACCTAGTGCGTAGCCTAATTTTTCAGGCAACGCGTTAAACCACTCGCCGACACTGTTGATGAAACTTGGAATAGTCTCAGTAAAAAAGGCGACAAACGAGTTCCAGCTTTCCGGAATTGTTACCGTGAAGAAATTCAAAATTGCCTCCCAAGCCACAGAAAACGCGGCCTGAACGTTCTCCCAAAGGCCTATCCAAAAGTTTCTAAAGCCCTCGCAATTATTCCATAAAAGAATAAAGGCCGCGACCAACGCGCCAATTGCTGTGATAATTAGGCCTATCGGATTTGCGTTCATCGCAGCATTCATCAGCCATTGAGCCGCTGTCACTGCGCCTTGCGCCACCGTCAACGCCACCTCTTTGAGTCGCATAAAATCCAAGTTTGACGCGACGTCTAAAATTTTGCTGCCGAAAGTCTTCATTTGCCCTACAGCGTTGCCGATTTCGCTTGCGAATTTCACCGTTTTTACGGCAATCATCGCCGTCATAATTCCGCCGATTGAAATCGCCACTAAGTCAGCATTTTCAATCATCCAAGAAATCGCGCTCATCAGCGGCGGCAGTATGTTTACAATCATATCGCTGGCTTTTTCAATCAACGTTCCTGCTCTTTCGGAAAGCTTATCGAGTGCGTCTTTTAAAGGCCCGGATTCACCGGCTGTTTGGAAAAATTCAGAAAGCTTGGAAGCCGCATTCTGTAGCGGTTCTTGAAGCTTGTCATAAACCGTAAGGCCCATTTCTGCAAAGGTGTTTTTTAAGATTTTAACTTTGCTCTCGGTAGTTTCGTAACGCTTTTGAGCTTCTTCGGCCAGCGCCGAGTTTTCATTCCATGCTTGATTTGATGATTTTATCGCGTTTGTAAAAAGTTCATTTGCATTCGAAGCTCTTAAAAGCGCGTCACGAAGCCGAATTTCGCTGATTCCCATCTCATCGAGGAACTGCAGTGCGCTCTTCCAAGGCCAGTAATGAAGGCAATTAGCGCGCCGGTTGCGTCTTCGGCAAAATATTTTTGGAACTCGGAGGTAGACATTCCTGCAGCTTTCGCAAAATACGCAAGCTCGGCGCTGCCGGTTTCACAAGCGCTCGCCATCTGAACTATCGCCCGTGAAATCGCCGTTCCTCCGGCATGAGATTCTAAGCCAAGAGACGAGAGCGCCGCTGCAACACCTAAAATATCAGCTTCAGTCATCCCGACTTGAGTTCCGGCAGCCGAGATGTTCAGCGCCATCTCGGTAATTTCTGATTCTGTGGTTGCAAAATTGTTGCCGAGCTCAACGATGGACGAACCTAATCTGTCAAAATTTTCTTGATTCATGCCCGTAATGTTAGCAAGGCGAGCGAGCGCTGTTGCAGCTTCCTGAGATGTCAGGCTTGTTGTAACACCGAAGTGAGCCATCGTTTCCGTAAAGGAAAGCAGATTTTCGTTTTTTATGCTAAGCTGGCCGGCAGCTTCGGCAATCGCGGCTAGCTCTGATGCGGTTGCTGGCATTTGCGTCGACATCTCGCGAAGCCCAGATTCAAATTGTTCAAACTCTTCTTCCGTTGCATCAACAGTTTTTCGAACACCGGCAAACGCGCTCTCAAAATTAAGTCCAACGGTGACAACAGATTTTGCAAGGTCAACAATTTCTCGGCCTAACCGTTTTATGGCGTCGCTTGCTAAATTTGCGATAACGCCTTTCATCACGGTAAAACCTTGGCTCAGCTTCGAGCTGTGATTTTTAGTGTTATTCATCTTGTCTCCGAGCTGACTTGTGGCTTTTTCGGCGGCGTTTAATTTATCTTTATTTTCCTTAATGTCGCTGTTTAAAACCTTTATCTGCGCCGCTAAACTTTTCGCCTCGGCACTGTTTTTTCCCTGCTCGAGAACAACATTTTTATACGCGGTCTGCAGAGATTTTAACTTTGAGCCTTGCTCAGATAGCTCAGAATTCAGCTTATCAAGCGGAGCCTTTGATTTTTCAAGCTGCGAGTTTACGTCTTTTAAGCTACGCTCCATCTTAGAAAGTTCAGCTTCAGCCTTGTTTAGCGAGACTTTCCAACCATTGGTTTTCTTGTCATTCTCGCCATACTTTTCACTGGACTGTGCAAGCGCGCTTTTTAAAACGGCGATTTTTTCTTTTTGCTTTTCAATTTGGCTGTTTAAAAGTTTGCTCTGAGAAGTAAGGGCGGAGGCTGACTTATCGTTTTTATTAAACTCAGCAGTTACTTTGCCCATCTCTGAAGCCAAAACTCGCAAATTTGAATTTATTTGCTTAAGAGCTTCTCTGTAAGCTTTTTCGCCTTCAAGCTTAATCGTTCCACCGAATGTATTTGACCCAGCCATTTTCCTCACCTCCTCACTCAGTCTGGTAACCACTCATCTTTGCTTGATGCAGTGATTTTTTCATCTTTAAAAAGCTGTTGTTGAACGCAAAAATTGTGATACGCTCGAAAGTGCTTGTATAAAAGGCTCCACTTCCGTAGCGTCATATGACCGACTTCTTTTTCGATAAAGCCGAGCATTTTGGTTCCCACAAACAAAATCCAGGAAAAATCCACTGGAATAGCTTTTGAAACATTTTTGCCCGCAGTTAAGGATTCTGCGGGCTGGTCACGTTTTTTTCTGTTTCGTCCACGCTGTCTGATATCGTCGCCATAATCTTGTTTGCAGCTCCAGAAAGCCCGATTTCAGTCAAAATTCTGCCAGCTTTTTTCGCGGTTATCGATTTTGGCTTTCCACCAGTTCTTTCAGCCTCTATTTCTAGCCCCTCATTAATCGCTTCGGTGATAAAAAATTTCAAAGCCTTGATATCTGGCTCTCCGTCGCGTTGAATTAGATTCGACCAAGCTTCAATTGTTCCGTATTTTTCTTGTATCGATTCCATTACATTTAGCGTAAAAATCAGCGGAAACTTCTCGGTCTCAGTTTCTAAATAATTGATTTTATCGACCAAAAGCTATCACTCTCCCGTAACTTCGGATTGAACAAAAAAGCCGTCTAGCGCGGTGTTTGCCTCATTTTCCGTGTCGTAGACTTTGTGTTTTTCCCAGTCACCATCGTCATTTTCAAAAATCGTTGCCTCAACCGACGGAGTCGTAAATTCCAGATTATCACCTTTTGTTTTGGCGTCAGCGATAAACGGCTTGAATTTCATTTTCGGGAAAAATTCCACTTTGTATTTTTTCGCACCGTTGACCATTTTCGGAACAATGTGCCCAAACCCAACGTAAATCGGAACATCGTTCACATTTGAAACAACAACTCCGGTCTCTTCATCGACGGTTTTTCCCAGCAACTCTGCGAAAATCGCGTCATCATCCTCATCGATTCCGGCGGTCAACGTGCCACTTTTAAACATAGAAACTTGCTCTTTAAGTGCGTCGTCACAATACAAAGTCGCCTCTGCTAAATCGAGCGTTACTTTGCACTCAATCGCGCCAGAGAGTGTTTTTACCGGTCCGTATGTTTTTCCGTCATCGTTCAATTTCGCGTATTTGAAACGCTTTAAACCAATTCCTGCCAAAATGAATCCTCCAAACTTTCTAAACTAATTTTCCGCACAGAAATTCACCGGAACGTGGTAATATCCGGTCTCACGCTCAAACGTCTCCGACCCATTATCAGTCCAAGTGAAGTTGTTTGCCTTTAAAATTTTTTTCACTTCTTTCAAGATACCCTTAAAATTTCCTTTCGAGAAAATATCAATCGTGCCATAGGCCACTTCTGCATGATGTTCATCATCAAAAAAGTTTTCCGGCTGCTCTTGCCAAGTGTAATAAGTTAAATATGTATCAGCGTTTCCTGTGTAGCTTAAAAATGCGATTGGGATGTGCTTTTTATTTACTTCAAAATCAGAAAACGCTGATTCGATTATAGGGTTAATATTTATAAAATCACCTCTTCGTTTTTTGCGTAAAGACTTTTTGCATGGCCGCTCTAATACTGTTTTCGCAACTTTTTATAGCTGGCCTAACAAATGGCTCTGCTGGCTGATTTTTTGCGCCGTATTCAATCCAAATCGCTTTGTACCAGTTTTGCATTCCGTTTTTATCTTTGCCGTAAAATTTCACGCGCCCAACTGCGTCCCCAGCACGGTTAATAACAGGTTTCGAGCACTTTATCGACTTTGCCATGCTGCCGGTTCTAACATGCTTTTGCGCTGCTTTCTGGATTGACTTTTGCATAACCTCCTGGCCCGCTTTTACCATGTCTAAAGCCAAGTTTTCGTCGTCCAATCCTTGCGGAAAAATTGAATCCATGTCCAAGCTAAATTTAAAGTCTGCCATGTTTATTTCGTCACCAACTCTGCGATAATTTCAGTGTACTTTTTGTCATAGCCATAATCGTTGATATACGCGATGTTATAGGCATTCCCGTCAAATTTTATGACCATATCTTTGTCCAGTTTTATTTTCGGAGTTCGCATTAAAAAGCGCGTTTTAACTTCCGAAAAATCCGAATTAGAGCGCAAAATTTCAATACCACTGATGTTTGTAACCTGTGCCCACGTCAGCAAAACAACAACCTCGGATTTTTTCTCAAAACCGTCAGAGTCTTTGCGCGGCTCAAATTTTATCACCGCAATTTTTTTATCGAAATTCCCTGGGTTAATCAGCATAACTTACCCTCATATCAAATTCACCGAATGCATACCCAGAATCGTCTCAACCACGCGGTTTAAGTGGCTTTTGTCGACATAAAAACTTCGGTTATCGTACATATCTTGCACCAACACAAAAACTGCGATTATAAAGGTTTCGTGTTCATCGAGGTCTGCTTCAGGAAGCCCGGTGTAATCGCAAATGAAGCGTATTGCAGCCTGCAAAAATGCTGCCAATTCTAAGATTTCTTCCTCGGCCAAACTTCCATAATCAAGCTTTAAATAGTTGGCCAAGTTTTTGATTGTTATCTCGCTAACTTTCACTGTCATCACCCTCCATAAGACCTGCGGATTTTAACTTTTCTAACAGCGAGTTAAAATCTGCTTTTAAGTCTGCAATTGTTGTGGCTACACTTGGGGGTTGATTCCCTGCAATTGGAAAACCGCTTAACTTAGCCCCGTCTAAAACTTCTAAGGTCCCTCCAATGACTAACTTGTCGCCACTCTCTGAATAGTTTTTCGTGTTATAGCTCATCTGAAAATCCCCCTAATCACACGGCTGCAGCCATCTTCAAACCAGCAATCATCTGGTGATTCTGAATTTTGGAATCGCACTCAGCCCAACCGACTATTCCTATTGCATTTTTGTCGATGTACTTTTCTCGCATGAGTTGAATCTCGAGATTTTGAGAAATTTTCATCGCCATTCCCGCAAAATCGCCGTAAAGAACAGGGATGTTTCCGGCTGCTGTGGGCTCTGGCATATTTTCTGAAACATAAACCGGTTTGCCCAAAAGCTGCCACTCAAAGCCCGATGTTATGCCTTTTCCGTAAGCCAAATAGTAATTGCCGGCTCCGTCCTTTGCTTTACGAAGTTCAGCGAATACAGCCTTGTTCATAATCCAGATTGCGTTTTTCTGGTATTGCTGAGGAACTGCTAGTTGCAAGCTAATCAAATTATCGATTTTTGCCGCGTTGGAAGCTGTGTAAGTCGTGTTGCCCGTTGCCACTAGGTTTGTTGTCGAGGTCGCGCCTGTCATATGGTTGTTCGCTGAGCCGGTTCCAACAAGTAACTCTTTCTCCCAAAACTCAGCAAACGCTTGAGCCATCTTGTTTGTCAAAAAGTTCGTCACATTGATGTCAACATTGTTCAAAAGTTTGCGGCTGATAACCGATAAAGCGCCGTGTGAGTAGCCTTTGAGCTCGATGGAAGTGAACTTTCCTTGACCGGCAACAAGTGCTGTAAATTCATCGCCTTGATAGGCAACGTTTACGTCACACGTAGGGCTATCAACACCAGTATCAGCGCCATAAATCGGAATTTCTAGCGTGCCCTTGGTGTTAAACTTCTCGACTTTTTCGTAAATAGGGGAAAGTTCTCGGACTTTCTCAATAATTTTTTTCGCGATGGTCGTCGGAACAATCGCGCCATTGCTGCCGTAAGACATTCCGGGGCTGGCTGCTCTTTCTTCGCCCGTTACAATAAAATCAACGAACGCACGCTCCTCCTTTTTTTCCTCTTGCGATTCGGTTCCCTCTTGGTTTTCGGAAACTTCTTTTTTCTTTTCCTCGATGTTCATTTCGCGTGCCTCCTCCTCGGCGTTTATCGTTGCATCAATTTCTGTGATGAGCTTTTTTAGCTCGTTAAATTTGCTGATTTCATCTTCTGTTAAAGCTCTTTTCTCAAGCTTTGCCGCGTTTAAAAGGTTCTGCATCTCTTCTTGATTTTCTGCTCGTTTTTCCGTTAAGTATTTTAGTTCCAATTTATTTACCTCCAATTTGTTTTAAAACTTGTTCATACTCTGAATAATCAATTTTTCGCTCTGTCTCATCGATGATTTTTGCCTTAAAATCTTCACCCCTAAATTCTATTTTCGAATTTCCATCTGCTCGCATCTCAATTGACGTGCCAACATAACAAGGAATTTTGTGCTCATCAATTATCGAAACTTCAGCCAAATTCATTTCATCCACAAAGCGCCGTTTTAAGCCATTTTCAAGCGGTTCTTCATGCTCTTTTAAAGCCTCAAACCCAAAACTCCAACCTCGAAGTTTCCCGTTTTTAGCTTTTTCAATTACTTCGCTGTCCGTTATTTTACAAATAGCTCTAAGCCCAATATTATCCTCAAAAAGCTCCACGTTTCCTTGCTTTGTCGACCCCAAAACTCTCGATGGTTCGTGGTTTAAGAGGCATAAAACATCATCACTTTTTTCTAATGCTCGCTGAAATGTTTTCGGGCTAATTTGTTCAACGAATTTTTCGCCGTTCTCATCAAGCATTGGCCGAGAGTCTCTAGCAATCGCATTCACATAGCCATCTAAAAGCACGCTGTTATTCCTGATTTCTATTCGCAAAAACTTCACCTCCAGTTTTTCAAGTTAAACGCAGAAGCTAAAACAGCTCTTTCAGGTCTACGCCGTAAATCTCTTGCCAAGCTTCAGCTGGATAGATTCGAACGCTGCCGTAATTTGCATCGAAAATTTTAGGCATTTCTAGCTCATGAGAGGTGCAATAATTTCGAAGCGGTTTCCAATCAAATTTTGATTTCAGTCGTATCTCCGCAGCCTTTATGCTCGCGAATTCTTTTGATTTATCGAGTTCTCTTTTCAATTTTTCCACCTCCCTTGATTTTTGGCTCGCCGTATTCATTGCTGTTGCTGTTTTTTTATCTGAAATATACGCCTTGGTGCGAATCGCTTCGTCTCGCTGCTTTTGCATTAACTCACGCTGCTCAACCTCGTCAGCGTACATCCGTAATGCCTCTGCATAGCTTTTGGGCACTAACGAATAGCTTCCAGTTTTGCGAATTTCAGGTAAAACTTCTTCAGTTACCCAATCTTGAAATTTTTCTGCTTCTGATTTTCGGCTTTGGAAAATACATCGATACAAATTAGACTCATCCACAAAAATCATAGCCTGTAAGCCGCCTTCCGTAAGGGTGTCGGTACTAGCGACACCCTTATCTTTTAACCGTTTTCGGCAATCTCGAGCATTTTTAATGTCTAGAATTCTGCACACATCGGCTAAACAAAAGTACGGCTGGTTGTTTATTAAAGTCGTTCTTATTTCTCCAAAATCTTGATTTTTAAATACTGTTAAATTGCTCATTTTTTAGGCCTCCATTTTTGTTTTCAATATTTGTAATTTGATTTGTGTTTGGCGTGTAAACCTCTTTTGTCACCGGATTAAACAGCACATCTTGAAGCCCCAATTTGATAAAATTAAGCCCCAAAGGCTCAAGATTTTCTAAATATCTGACCTCGTCTATTTGCATTAGATTCGATTCCAGTGCGGTTTTATAGGCCTCAAATCGAGTTTTGATATCGCCCTTGATGATTTCTTTCGTGTCAAAAGCAAAATAAAAAGACTTCTTCTCTTTTTCGAGAAGCAAGTCTCTGTTTAAAGCACATTCAAATGTTGCCAGAATCGGCATAATAGCGGTCTTTATGAAGGTTTCCCAGCTCCAATCTGTTGGCACTCCGAAAAGTTCTAAAATCGAATCTGACATCGACTTTTTACTTTCGTTTAACTGCATTTCAACGCTGGTGTTGCTAGCTTCTTGAAAGGTCAATCCTTCGTTGAGAATTATTACGTTTTCATCGTTGTTCGAGTAGAACTTATACCACGCAGCTTTTAAAGCGTCGATGGCCTCTTTGGTTAATCGATTTTTTGCATTTATGAAGCCCTTTTTGTTGCCGCTGGTTGAAACGAGATTTTGCTCGAACTTAAGCGTTGTATACGCAACTTTTAAGAGCTCACCGTTTTCCTCGACAATCCCACTGCCACGCGCTCCGTCTTTAGTCGCACGCAAAATTTTTAAAAATTCAAATGGCTTGTACGTTTGACCGTGAACCAGAATATTGTAATCCTTGAAAATCGGGTCAAAGTTCTGATTTATCGTAACGTTTTTGCTGTCCACATAGTGCAGCGACTTGACCGAATTTCGCTGCTTGTTTATGTAGGCATACGCGTTGCC